GCCCCTTGCGGGGCCGTCTGCGGCGTAATGCCGTCAGGAAAGGGTTTCTTGCCCTCTCTTGTCCACTTTAGCCTAAGGAGTTTTCGATTGCCAACGGATAGTTACACTTATAGTCAAGGCGTTACACGGTATTACTCCATTGTCGGAGCGAGGCTGGGTAACGGAACATGGGGACCTCTTACGACTCGTACTTATACGAATCTAGGCGGCACCCGTACCGTACCCGGCTATCGACCGAAAGGATGGGCCATGCGCCGCATACGCTTGCATGCCTGTACGACTACGCCCCTTGACGGGACTAAATCGTACATGGAATGCACGCCAACGGACATGTCTCTCCGTAGAACGTACTTGACCTATGGTGTCTATTACTATCCTACATATAGGACGTGGGGCGATGGATTGCCGTATTTTACGACAAATTCCAAAGACCAACCTCCCAATATAAACACAATCGGTACTTCTGAAGCTGAAAACCAGGCCAAGTCCAGATACCTTCAAGACATTCGTCGTGCGTATGGTGAACTACAAAGTATCACCGTAGCAGGCGAACTATTGAAGACTATCCGGATGATAGCCCGTCCTGGACGAGCGCTGCGTGATGGCTTAAATCGATGGAATTCGACAGCGGTTCAACGTTGTCGAAATGCTATCCGTTCAAAAAACGGATGGCGGATTCCAAAGAATAAGCGGCGCGCAGCGGTCGAAAAGACGCTCGCTGACAGTTGGCTAGAGTGGGTCTTTGGGATGAAGCCCGTTATCTATGATCTAGATAACGCAGCTCGCGTCCTAGCTGAAACTATACACCAAGACACCGCATGGGCGAAGCCTGTGCGAGGTTCTGGTCATAGTTCTAGCCGTACTTACAAAAGTACGAGGAGCCACACTGCTAACAGCAATACGCTCTACTGGGACGTCTTCGCTTACGGAGACGCTTCAGTAGTGTTCAGCGGGAAAGTAGTGTTAACACCCAACAAAGTGTTGGCTATGCGCAGGGCCGGACTCACGTTCGACCGTTGGGCACCAGCAATTTGGGAGTTGTTACCCTACTCTTGGCTAGTAGATTACTTTGCCAACATTGGCGATGTAATAGAGGGTCTCTGCACCACAAGTTCGCAGGTTCGGTGGACACAGCGTACTGAAGTTCTAGACGGGTATGTACTCGCCGAAAACTTAAGACACACTGTGGGCACTCCTTCGACCGCGTGGGGCTTGACTTTCTCTCCTGGAAGCGCTAGGCACGGAAACCGGAGGGTGATGCGAAGACAGTACTTCGGTAGCCTCGTCCCAAGTATACAATTCCGTATACCGGGCGTATCTACGCAGTGGTGTAATATCGCCGCTGTTGTCATCTCTGGTAAACGCGCTCAGCGCTCTATTGCCCAGCTTCTTAACTGAAGTTGGTTCTGTAACCTTCTTTAAAGAGTCTCACAATGAGCATTTCTTTGTCTACTCCTGTCACCGGCGGTGCACAGACGGGATTTACCTCCCCGACGTACACTGTCGTGTCAGACCAGGCTCCCGATGCTTTGTCGAAGCAGTGGGCTGTTACCGCTCTTGGCGGTACACAGACCGGTGTTACGACTCACACCGCGAGCTCCCCGTTTACGTTTACGGTTCGCCGTCCTGCCACTTTCAGGCAGGCTGGTGTTCCGAATCCGTCGACGGGGGTCATCTATCCCTCTGGGAAGAACGTCTGGAAGTTGATTGTTCGCAAAGGCACTCAGCCAGCGGCCAATCAGTCGTATGTCACGTCCATGCTCAACACGGAAATTCCGGTTGCTGCGGGGTCCGAGACGTACGATGCTGCCAACGTTCGAGCCATGATGGGCTTCTATGTGGGTTGCTGCTCGCAGCTGAGCTCTGCCCTTGGAGACATGCTCGTAACGGGAGTTCTCTGATGAGTTCTCTTCGCTACGCCATTATCCTGGTCATTGCTCTGGCCATAACGGGGTGTAATACACTTCCGAAGTGGCCGCACTGTGAGTTCAATTGCCACGAGGAGATTGTTAGTGATCAACCAAACCTTTACGGTTCCGAGGAAGGAGAGCCTTGAGGCTCTCTTCGATTCCATCTCCTTTGCTGCATCGCAGTATAGGGAGAACTTCAACTGGCGCTCTTACCAGGTGCGCGCCGTGTGCGAAAGCGCTCGGCGTTCCCTGATGGGAGCTCAGTTGGAGTCAAACGACGTCCGTGCACTGCTCGATCGCTTCCAAAAGGAGCTTTTCGATGCAGCTGTCATTGACTTCGGTGGGAATTCTGGGATTAACCCAGCTACGGCGTTCGACCAGTTGTGTTTTACAGCCAGCATCCATTTCCAAGCCTACCTCTTAACGAGGGTGGCGAGGTTGCAAGCCTACGGGCCTGCATTTGGTGCTGACGTAATTCGCATCTTGTCGCACGAGTTGATCGCTACGTGGAGACACGCTCCCTGGTTCGTGCATAGTATTAACTGTGCACAGCCAGAGATCAATCTCTGAAGTTCCATCAAAACAGAGGAAACAAGATGTCAAGTCTGACTCTCGCTCTTTACTCTGACCTTCTGCTAGACTTGCAGCCTTTCTGCACGCCTAACGTCTTTACGTTAGTCGAGCAGGGGAAGATTGATATCTTCCCGGGCTGTACCGAGCGTGACGTCGCTTGTATGCAGTTGTCCGCGTCTTTCCTTAAGAAATTTAAGGAGATTACTCGGCCTGATGCAGACGACCTCGCGCTTGTTAAGTTCCGTGCATCTAATGATAGATGTCGGAATTGGTCCCTGCAGGTGAACAGTCTCTTAGATGAAGTCCTGGTCAGCAACTTTAGAAGGTCGCTGGACAGGTTCTTCTTCCGTGGAGCCAACAGTTTCATATCGGACGACTTGGTTACTCTCATCGCTGAGAGTGATCTTGTCGGCCCTGGTGTTGCTGTTGGTGGTCTCGGGACTGACTTCTATACGAAGTTATTCTCTGGACCACTCACCTGTACGAGTCAAGCTCTGTACCTTGCGTACAGAAGCTACCTTCACAACGTTGGAGATTTCTGGCTTTCTGCTGAAATTCAGCGATCCGCCAGCTTCAGTACGTGCGAGGTAGTTGAAGGTAACCGTCTTACGTTTGTTCCGAAGACCTACGACATCTCTCGGTCCATCTGCATAGAGCCCTTACTGAATATGTTGGTTCAGAAGGGTCTAGGCAATGCGCTTGAAAGGCGCCTTCGTCAATACTTTGGTATTGACTTGGCTGTCCAACAAGCTAAGAATCGAGAGTTGGCTCGCATCGGATCGCTAGATGGGACCTTGTCAACAATTGACTTGGCCTCCGCTAGTGATACAATTGCTTTGTCGATGTGCGAAGAGTTTCTTCCGAGGCATATTGTGAGCCTCTTGAAACTCCTACGCTCGCCGACTAGCACGGTCTCTTCGACCGGCGAGTCCCTTCCGTTGTTTATGGTTTCAACGATGGGAAACGGTTTTACGTTCCCATTGCAGACCATGATCTTCGGTTGTGTTGTAGAGGCTTGTGCTGAAGCTTTAGAAATAGAGCTTCAGCGCCCTCGAGGCGGCACCTTGGGTCAGTTTGGTGTAAACGGTGACGATATCATATGCCCAAAAGGCCTCTATGATGTTGTTTGCCGGTTACTCACCATCCTAGGCTTTGAGGTGAACAAGACTAAGTCCTTTCATGAAGGACCCTTCCGTGAATCTTGCGGTGGTGACTTCTTTAAGGGGTCACCTGTCCGTGGAGTGTACTTGAAGACACTCGCGGATCAAGGTTCACGTTATTCTGCCATCAACCTCCTAAATCGGTGGTCGGCGAGGCATAACATACCTCTCCGTCGTACCGTTCGGAGGCTTCTCCGTACTGTTGAATACCTACCGGTACCAGCATACGAAGATACCTCTGCGGGAGTCCACGTTCCATACTTCATGGTGAATAAGCTGAAGCGAGATCGTTCAACGATGTCTATCTTGTATAGACGTTACGAGAACGTTCCCGTTAGGCTTACGATCCGTGAAGCAGAGATCGTGGTGCCCCGTAAGGAGAAGAGACGTATCTACAATCCGGAAGGATTGTTAGCTGCGTTCCTTCATGGCAGCGTAAGGGGGACTCGTGGGAGTAATCCTACGGGTCTGGGATCGATCTCTATCAGGCATGATAGTCTTCGATTCCGCAAGCGTCGTGCTATAGCTCCAAACTGGGACTGTAGCACAAACGTATTGTGTCCTCTCCCTGACAAGGGGCGGTGGGAAACCGCTGTGTGGCTTAACCTAGCCAGTTAAGTCGCACTGAGGACACTCAAACGGACGCGGGAGA